AAAAAGGAGCAAGATCATGGCAAATTTCGCAGCAGTCAACAAAGCCCTCAATGCCGCCTACCCAGCACTGGATATTGAAGCAGTGCGAGGCCAAGGCTACGTCTACTTCGGTGGCAATGACGGGTTCGACAAGATCGACTCGATCTTTGTCCACCCAACATGCATCAGCACGGAAGACCTGACTCGCCTCGTAATCGAAGCGGTGGAAGACTTAATTTAATTACCCGGCCACAAACGGCCACCAATCTAGGAGCTACGACAATGAAAAATCAATCACTCATAAAAAAACTTGAAACTCTTTTCCCAGAATCGGTTCCCGTTTCTACCATAGAGTGGAACGGGGTAGATAGCGGTATATGGTTTAAAGGTTCTGAGGATTATTTATCTAATGGTGAGCCAGTGTTTGATCACTACAATGCGGAATGGAATTTTTGCATCAACCCGCGCATTGCAAAGGTTTTGAAAAAAGCAGGTTATTACGCGGAGCCTTACGATAGCGGAACTTGTATGGCGTATCCCATTTAATCAACCAAGATAATCGCCACGGCCAAGGATGGTCATTAATTAGGAGTAAGAAAATGGCACACAAAATTGGCACAAAGGTTTGGCACAAAGGTGATGAGGTCACCATCATCACTGATTCTTACATCTTGCACGGTGGCGCGTTTCAAGATGCGTTAACCGAAAATGGAGATGTGGTCACGATTGCAACCCCCGAACAGCAGCTTGCTAATGCTCAACGCTTCCGCGCAGATTGGGCTGGACAGCAATCGCAGTTTCGTGCACTGAGCAATCAGCAATAGCATTCGTTGATCAAACAAGGCCGTAATATATAAACGATTGCGTATTAAAATGCTTGTACTCGTGTATGCAATCGATTATATTACTCATATCGGCGGCGACTAACGCGGCCTCTCTCGGAGGGTTCTGGCATGAAAATCACACACGTTGTACTGCATAGCGGTTTTGCAAAGGTTCATTACTCAGACGGTGGTCGTCTGATCGTTTCAACAAAAGAGGCTCTTAAATTAGCCGATCAATACAAGGTTGCCGTTACTCAGGCATAAAACCAAGGCCACGGACGGCACCAGCTTAAACATCGACGCAGACGAAAAACAAAGGAGAAAGAAATGGGCGACAGAGCAATGGCAGAAATCAAAACAGCAGAAGGTTCTTTGTATTTTTACACGCATTGGTGCGGCAGCGAGTTGCCATACCATGCAACGGAAGCAGTGAAGACGGCATCAGCGCGCAAGGGCGATAACTCTTATGCATTACGCATCGTAATTGATCAACTTATCAAGCGGTGCGGTGCGCGCGACCAAGAAACAGGCGCGGGAATTATGTTTTCCCCTAATTGCGAAGATTCTTACAACGGTGATAATCCGAGCGTGGTAATTGATCTGTCGTCAATGAGCATAAAAGTTTTCGGCTCTCACTAGCACTATGCGGCCAAGGACGGCCATTAACACTCACATCAACGCAGGACACCAGTCGGACAAATTAAGGGGTAAAAGATGGGCAGCGTTACAAACAAGATAGAAAGTGGTTTGAAGCCTACAATGAACGATATAGCCATTGATCTTAATAGTGGTGATTGGGACGCATTGTATTTCGCCACTGAAAAGCAGATCAATAAGCTAATCGATGAGGGCAAGATTTCAGAAGACTTTTCTAGCCGATATGAAGACTATCAAGAAGAAATGCGCTGCATGACAGCAGAGTTTATCGGGTAACACACGGAAACAAATTTACACAGGAAACTTTATGATTACCGAAAGATTTGCAGACGCGCTTGCTGTGGCTATCGATGCTCACAAGGGCCAACTTCGTAAAGGTACGGCGATACCCTATATCTCGCATCCACTTGCTGTAGCTTCTATCGCGCTTGAATTTGGTGCAGACGAGGACCAAGCCATAGCAGCTTTATTGCACGACGTAATCGAGGATGGGGGCGTATCTTTTATTCCCATTATTGAGACAAAGTTTGGAGCACGTGTTGCATCCATAGTCGTTAGTTGCACGGATGGGGTGCCTGATCACACCGGCAAAAAAGTTGGCTGGTGGCAGCGGAAGCTTGCATACCTCGCCCAACTTGAACAAGCCAGCGAAGATGCAGTGTTGGTCTCGGGCTCGGATAAGCTTCATAACGCCAGAGCAATCGTTAGCGACTTACAAAAAGAAGGAATCTCTGTGTTCGAGCGTTTTTCAGCCAAGCGTGAAGGAACATTGTGGTACTACAGCGAACTCAGCGCAATATTTCAAAAGAGAAAAGCTCCAATGGCCGCAGCCCTCAAGACGGCTGTTGTAAAAATGAAACAACTTGCCGCAAAATAAAATAGCGGTGTGAAGTTTCACCCCTAAATATATTCGTGATTGCGTACAAAAAGCGTTGCAATCGTATATATGCTGCATTATTATTCTCATGTCGGCGGCATCCAGCGGCCAGAGGGTAACAAAATGAACACAGCAACAGTCCACAAGCACTTCCAGTTCGGCACCGCTCCGTTTCGCTTCGTGGCTGTCTGGTCAGCTCCATCCAAGGCGCTGCTGGAAGCCAACCCTGAAGCGTACAACGCGCAGCTGCGCAGCAAGCCAGAGTGCTGCCACTTCAGCTGCGACCATTGCGGCACCAGCATCAGCAATCACTGCATCATCGTTGATGCGACCGGCAAGCGGTTCTGCGTGGGCACTGACTGCGTGGCAAAGACCACTCACACAGAAGTGATCAGCCGAGTAAAGCTGGCGCTTAGGAAGAAGGCTAAGGCTGCGCGTGATGCTAAGCGTGAAGCAGAGCAGCAGGCTCGTCTGGCAGCATACGATGCGGAGCTCGGCGCCCAGCGCGCACGCAACAGCGGCCTGACCGACGCAGAGCTCTTCAGCCAGCAGGCAGCTCAACGCGCAGCCAATCGCACTGCCAAGATCGCAAGCGTCGCAGCGCCCATCCTGAGCGCGCTGCAGGGCGACTACGGCTTCGTAGCCTCGGTTCGCGATAACCTGCTGCACGGACACCTGCCATCAGGCCGTGGTCAAGACATCGTGCTGGAGATCATCGCTAAGCAGGCAGGTCGCATTGGATCCCCCGCCTTCGAGATCGCCTACCAACAGGCAGCAGCTGACTTCGACAGGATCAGAGCCGAACTTTCCGAAATCTAAAACTTCACAGGGCCACGGACGGCCATCACCAAGGAGCACTACCATGATCGCACTGCAGTCAATCGAAACGAAAAAGCACGGCCCCACGGACACCCGTGGCAGCCGAATCTCTGCCACGACAGCCAGCGGCATCAGGGTGACGATCGGCTACCCATACGAGCTGTCTGGCGTCGATTGCCACGCGCTGGCAGCAGAGACTCTGGCACGCAAGCTGAAGTGGATAGATCCAGAGGAGGCGTTCAGCTCGCGCTGGATTGCTGGGGGAACGAAGGCCGGGTATGTGTTTGTCGACACAGGAGCTAAATCATGAGCAACTACGAAGCAGTGGCCCTCGCAGAGGGCTTTGAAGAAGGGACTGAGGAAGAGGTGCTTGCCGCATGGCAGTACCTCCACGACACCGGGCTCGCCTACCAGCTTCAGGGCTCGTTTGGGCGCACGGCGGCGTCACTGATTGAGCAGGGGCTGATTTCCGCATAATCATAATCTGAGGGAAAAAAATGCAATATCACAATGTAAGAAGGGATGTCGTCGGCGAGTGCGACGTGGTCACCGAAAAAGTTGAGATCCATAAAAAATGGGTCAACGTCACCGTTGAAAAAATAACCAGAACTTTTTCTAAGCACCTTGTCTTGAGCTGCGGGCACGTTCTTCCGAGAGCACAATTTAAAAAGGTGTCGAACACTCGATGCGAAGAGTGCAGTGTTGCGCTGGACGATGATGCTGTTGATCCATCTGACATGAGCCAATGGCAAAACTGGCGTGTTGGGGATGTGCTCTTATGCACATCCGAGGGCTTTGGCTATAGTAAGGGGACGCTTTACAGAATTCAAAGCACTTGCGATATGCGTGGGTTTCTCAGCTTTGTTGATAAGCATGGATATCCTCACTACCGTTGCGCATCCGTTTTCAGTTTCCACAGCCGACCTGACAGCGAGGTAGATGCCCCTTACGCAGTAATCCGTGCAGAGCGGCAACAGCTGCCGCTACCGTATACGGAGTACGTCAACTTTGTGGCGAAAGATGTTATAAAGTAACGCCATCCACTGCCGAGCCATGCACAGTGATCTCGGCATTGGTTTCGATCCACACCTTTGCCCCGCAGGACAGGGGCTTGTCTGGGGAGTAGACCACGGTGCTTGGACCGTGGACATCGACTCGATTGCACTTGATGTTGCCCTTGCTGGTCTTCATGGTGAGCACTGGGAGGTCGGCGCCTTTGCTATTAGCGCGGATGTGGTGCTGGTTAACGTGGATGCGCTTGATCACTACTCTTCTCCAAAGCTTTTTATCTTTTCCAGCTTCTTGTGGACCTGATGGTCCGAAATTGGTCCGGATCCGCTCTCCCCTCGCGGCACTTGCGTCACCTTCCCCCCTTTCGCCAGATACTCCTTGATCTGTGCCTCGAGCTTGTCGCGCTCCGGGTTCTGCTGATCGTGAGCGCGCTCGAGGTTGTAGTAGTAGGTGTTGCTTCTCATCTCCCAGTACTCCCAAAGCCGCCAGCTCCACGCTCCGTGGGTGTCAGTGCGTCCACTTCGGTCAACGCAAACGTCGGCGCCGGCACCACGACCAGCTGCGCTATGCGGTCGCCTTGGCGTATGTGGTGCCCCCCCATGTCATGCGCGTAAGTCAGGCACAGCTGCACCTCTCCCCGGTAGTCAGAGTCGATCACCCCCACCCCGTTGGCCAGCGCGACTCCCGCCTTCCCGATGCTGCTGCGTAGAAACAGCAGCCCCACATATCCTTCTGGTATCTCCACGGCAATCCCTGTGCCGACCATTTCCGTTTTGTAGCTGATCACCAAACATTCGGTGTCAGAGTACAGATCCAGCCCAGCCGCGCCGGGGGTCCCGCGCGTCGGTGTGGTGGCCGTTGTGGTCAGTTTTTTGAATCTCATTTCTCGCGCTCCTGTGCTGCGTTCTCTCCTGCTAATGCGAAGAACGCCGCTCCATCTTCGTATGAATCCGCTCGGTAGCGGCCCTGCTGGGAGCGTACCATTTTGAGACAAGCCATGAAAAGCCAGCCTTGCTCCTCGGTCATCTCGACCCCAGTGAGTGCCCTGAACATCGCTACGGTCTTGCCTATGCTGCGCTCACCCTGCGGCTGGTCGTAAGTCGATGCACGATCTTTCAGATGCCCGGCAGCAGTCGTCAGTATTTCTGCAGCGTTGATGTGCGGTGTTGTTATTTTCACCGTCGGAGTGTCGTGCTCTTGGCAAAAACCGCCAAATGGCGCGTCATTCAAGCAATCAAAAATAATACATTTCATCTTCTTTTCTCCATCGCTGCTATCAGCGCGTCGGCGTGCTCAACGGCACAGGTGTTGATCTTGGTCACCAGATCAAGGGGGCGGTTGGCGCCGTAGAATTCAGGGTTGCCTACCATCGCACAAGCAAGCCTTGCAATCAGTTCTTCGCGGATTGTCATCGTGGATGCCGGGCGATCCGGCACGGGGAAAGTATCCTCTGCCTCGGGTATCTCCACGCATCGGTAGATGTTGGCCTCGCCGCGCCCGCCTGCTGGACGGGCAATTTCCACGCGCTTGAAGTTTCGCATCTCGATTATGGCGTCGTCCACTGCAGCACGGCGGGACTTGGTTTGCAGCTTGGACAGCACCCCTCCCTGCTCCAGTGCGAGACGCACCACATCCGCGCGAGTGAACTCGTCGGTGCCGATGGTGTTATATATTATGCGTTCCACTTCGCCGCGTCGTGACCACTTGGCGAACAAGTAATGCGCTGTCATGTGTTCTTCTCCTTGAGGGCGATTTCAATGTCCACCGCTACGCCGTAGACCCCTTCGTACAGCCTCGGGTCGGTGATCTTGATATTGTTCTTGATGATCTCTTCGACCTCTTCAAAGGTCAGTCCTATGAA